AGGCGATAGGCTGGTGGTCATGTTCCACCCAGCATCTTTATTCAAGACACCATTTACATCATAGGTAGGTGTTTGGCTGTAATTTATAGAGCCATACGGAGTGGTTTGATTAACGCGATTGGCACTAGCTGCTGCTCTAGCTGCTTCAAGATTACCAGCAGCGGTTTGTGTCGCTGCGCCTGCGTAATCTGGTGCTGGTGGTGGAGATGACTTGCTACCCATAGTATTTCCTTTTAATTAGCTATGAGTGGGTTGCCACTTTTAAGCATTATACCTTAAATTACTGATTAAATGTACTTACATTGCTCTTTAGTCATTGTCATAATTATCATATCGCCATGTTTATCAGCATCCTTGATGACCGCTTCCTCGATGTAGCCGAACTTTAGATTCATGTTATAAGCCCTTGTATTTGTGCTAGATACTATGCCAATTAGCTTATTAACTTTAGCAATATCAAACACATACTTGAAACAGAACTTAATCCACTTCAAGTCCATCCTGTTGCCATCTACAGCTAAATGACCCATGATACTGGCTGTATTGTAGTCCTCAAACCCTGCTACAGCGCATATAAGACCATTTCGTTCAAGTCCTATATACACACCCCTACCTACTAAATAAGTACCGCCTAGCCTTGACATTAACCATCTTCCAAGTTCCTCTTGGCGATCAGTTACTATCAAAAGCCGATACCCTTCTCGAATACATGGGTAGTAGACTGCCAAGTAAACGACACATTGTTACTAGCTGTAGTAATGTGCATACCAGCGCAGTAGCCTATCCCGCCAGAGGTATTCCACGATGACTTCACGTTACCGTTGGATGAACCCCATAAGCAACCATTCCACTTAGATGTACCCCAAACACCGACAGCACCAGGTGAAGATACGGTACTCGTAGATAAGGGCTGGCTAAAGTTGAAGTCAATGTTTAGCCCTAGTGTTACGCTAATGGCACTAGATGTTGAACTGAATATCGGTCTAGCCAGTTTGAAGTGCTTGAGATTCTGTGTACCAAGATAGTTAAATGCCTGAATAATATCAGTATTTATATTAGCACCATTATCTGCGTTAGTGTCCCATGCCGTACATACGTTCCCTAGTCCATCGCCATAGTAGATAGAATCAGCGTACATCTCCCAGCAGCGAGCATCCCAGCCTGTAAACTTGCACCAAGCACCTGATATGGTGTTCATAGCGTACTGATAATTAGCACTATTGCCAGCAGGTACATTCATTAGTAGCATATTCTCTCTTGGGAAAAGTCTGCATTGCCACCCAGTATTCGCTGAATAAGCACTTATATCCAATGACATAATGTATTGAATCTTATCAGTTAAGCTGACTTTATTGCTTACTCGCGAACTCATCAATGCTTTGGACATTGGCATAAGCCCATCTTGAGTAATGATTAATAGGTCAGATGCGTACTGAGATAGACACCTACGACCCATTGGCGAGCCGATCTGATAAGTACCCACCAATCCCCATGTAGTAGCTGATGCTGGGTCTACTCCTCGATATGTGGCTACCTCACCCTCAGAAGTAACGAATACAGCGTAGTCATCCATCCCTGCGCCTGAATCAATAGTCCAGCTACCCATAGCCATCAAGTAACCACCGCGCTTGAATATAGCCGAGAAGTCAATGGCTGTGGCTGCACCTGCAATAGAGTTTACAGGCAGATACCATACCTTCATGGTGTCCTTCTGTATGAACCATTGTCGTTGCATATGAACCGTTACGTTGATTAGCGTAGTGGTAGTAACTCCTGTAATAGCAGGATTAGTCCAAGTCGTACCATCAAACGCTTTGGGTGCATCTACACCATTGACACACGATAGGTAGAATCCACCAGCAGTAGCAAAGTTAACGTGCTGCCAGCTAGAGTTCGTACAGGTCGTTACAGCAGCCCCTACAGCCCCACCAGCAGTCACATCGTAGAAGTTAGTACCAGCGACAGCTATTAGCTTCTGCGTAGAGCCAGCGTTGTATGCCATGATGGTGTTGACAGCAGCACCTAGCCCTGTAGCAAACTTAGAGTAGCCAGCACGAATCCGTACACTTGTCGTAAGTGGAAACCAGTTGTCCATCTTAACCGCATCAGCAGCATCCATAGCTGCATAGGAATCTCTCGCATTTAGACCGCCAACTGGTGCAGATACGTTAGCTGTGGCTGATACTCGTTTAGTGTTTCGTATTTTCATTTTGACCTTAATGCGTTGACTAATGGCTGATTATTGCGCTCTAGTATAGTGAGCATATCTTCGTTGCCAGGGAATACAACGTAGTTAGATGTGCCAGCAATACCACCCCTAGACCCATTGTCTAAATATCTTATTCCTGGTATACCAGCTTGTCTTAATGCCTCTGATGTATCTATATCTGATTTACCAGCACCCCATACCCAATTTTTGTATACGTTAGCACCACTAATACCTGATTTGACATTATTATCAAAATGTTGCAACACATCTTCTGGTAAAGTAGACCTAGCATATTTAAGTATTTCAGGTTGCTCTTGAATAGCTTTATCGTAATCCAACATCTTAGCTATTTGCTCATCTGGTATGTCTACTTTATAAATAGAACTGCCTTTTTGTCTTGAATACGCATTACTAGCTAAGTTATGTGCCTGTTGCATTTGTGCTAACTCTTTTGCACCAGTCCCCTCAAGAGAAACTTGCTTAATATAATCTTGTACTTGGTGAGGCATATCGTGCGTTAAGTATCTGTCATATATCTCAGCAGCAGGATAATTATTTCTATTCTGCGCTAATTCAGATAATTTGGATATTTGATCCTCAAATTTATAATCTCTAGGGCTGTAATATTTTGCTACATCTGGATGCTCTGCCAAATAGTGTCCATGACCATACGCTTGTGCGCCCTCACCTGTTCCCATCTTGCTTGGGTCAAATTTAGCAAACTTATAGGGTGAGCCATGCCATACCGTAGCACCTAATGCGCCACCCATGCCACCGTTCAATAGGCTCATGCCCATGTCTACTGGATCTTGCTGAGTAAAGTTCTGCACACCTTGCGCTATTGTGTCGGTTGGGTTCATTATGCGCTGACCTGATTCCTTGAGCCATGCTTGGAACGGATTGTCTGGTACGTTGCGGATAGAACTGTTTGGTTCAGCGTTCTCCATAGCTGCTTGGTATACAGGCTGTCTGGCTCTAGCGCGTATGATATTGGCAGCAGTAATGTTATTACCGTAGCCACCCATCATGCCATCGCCAAATAGACCAGTATTATCAGCCATACGACTTCTTGCGTAGTGCGTTAGCCATCTTAACGTGCGCTGGTAGGTTATTGCTGGCTGGGTGTGAATACTCCTTGCCTACAGTCTGTGGTATTCCTACCTTCTTTGCAAAGTCTGGATTATGTGCAACGGCTTGCATCAGATGTAATTGGGCTTTACTCTTGGCTGGCATTTTATACTCCCCATGAACCACTTGGTATAACTACAGCTGGGAAAATATCATAACGTGCTTCCCCTAAGTTTAGAATAGGTTTAGCACCATCTCTACCAATCTCCATCAGCACTCTGGTTTCGTACTTCTGGTAGTCTGTGCCGAAGTCTAGCCCCTTGTTGGCTTTCCATCTCCAGATAAGACCTAGCGTCATTATGTCCTCATTGTGCAAGGATATATCGCTGTCTACCGTGAAGGATGATTTGTATACCGCGCCAGTAGTGTCAGTAGCGAAATACTTCGATACATACTCAAAGTAGCAAGATTGACCAGCAGCAGGGGATGGGAAGAATGTAAGGTTGTTACCCTTTACACGGTATTGATTCCAAGGGCCAGCAGTAAACATAGCCTTTTGTTGTTGCCAATACTGTGCGCCTAGTGGCCCGAATACAGGTCTACGGATAGTCCTGTTCCAGATAGTATCGTTGATTATGTAGTTTAATCCTGGGGCAATCGTAGCGAGAGTACCTTGAATCTCAGCAGCTAGTGTTGTAAAACTAGCTTCCTTGATTAATACTTGCCACTCTGTCCTAGCAGATAACTCGCTACCTTCCTCATTGAGAAGGGCTAGGAGTTGTAGGTATTGAACATCTGAACTTGTTGCTACTGCGTTTGGGGAAGGTAGACCCAGCCTAACACAAGCTGACTGCACCATCGTTAACATTGACATACACTTCCCCTATAAAGTTATTCCTTCGGTTTACGCTTCTTCTCTGGCTGATTAGCCATTAACTTGTCTAGCTGTTCTTGCATAGCCTCAAGTTTAGCTTTCAGAGCAGTATTTTCTTCTGCTACCTTCGATCCAGCAAAGTTCTCTAGTATCTTCTCTGCCTTCTGTTTGAGTGTTCTACCACCCATACCCATGTTATTCATGGCTTGCTCGTTGCATACCGCTAGGGCTTCCAATGTAAAGATTTTAACACTCTCACATTGCGCTACCTCGGCTGGGCTAAATGCTAGACTAGCCCTGATTGGTGTACCGTCAGTAGCCATGTCAACACCATCTTTATAGGCATCGAGCATCTTACTGAATCGTTTGTGCCAATCTTCATACTCGTTAGCTGCTGAATCGAATGGGCCTCTAGTCTGACTCTTGTCCATCAACTGAACAATCCACTCATCTGCTAACTTTACGATCTCATCCTTACTCCCTGCTGGGGTAATATGAGCCATAATCACATTCTTATACTGATTGTGACCGTCTAAATCCTTGGTCACTTCTACCTCTGTTTCAAAGCGTACATACGGTAACTTCGCTGCTACTATCATTTTCTCTCCTGTTGGGTTGCCAAAGGTTTATTAACGTAAAACATTGCTGCTATCTCATTTCCGTGCGCTTCGATGACATTATACCCTAGTTTAACGAATAAATCTTGCCACCATGCTTGACTTTCTACTGTCAAATGAAGTATTTGCCCTATTAGGAAGCCCATTTCGTCATCAACTAGGGAGATTTGAAAGAAGCAGTAATCTACACACTCCATGATGTTGTGGATCACCTTCTCCACATTCTCAGGCTCTATGTGTTCCATGACATCCGTACAGTAGCCATATTTGGCAAATACATCGCCTGGTAGTGGTTTAGTAAGGTCATGCTGTAGGAATGGAAACCGCATAGCATCCTTATCCCTTGAATTTACTGCAAAATCCACTAGGAAAGGTGAACATCCGTACTCATGTATCTTGATAGAGCCACGACCAGTACCAGAGCCAAAGTCGATTACCTTACCGCTAGGTTTGGCAATTTGGAAGAAGTTAGATGCACAGCGTTCGCCAGGAGAGCCTTCACGGTACTCATCGAGTTGCCATACTTGCTCGTACTTCTCCTGCTCGGTCATGGTTTCCTTGATGTTAGGATTAGCCCACATATCAGGCAATAATCCTGTGCCATGTACGGTTAGGCTAACACCTGAATCAACTAGAGCCTGTGCAATACCCCTAAACCGTTCAGCCTGTAGCTTCATGGTGAAAGATGACGAGTATTCCTTGCCGTTGAATGTGGTGATTGCTTGTGGGTCATCTGCGTTCATAGCTTGGTAGAAAGCGTGTCCATGACCATCTTTGTTGCTTGAATCGTAGCCAAATAGGTGTACGTTACGGTATCCTAACGTATAGACTAGGCATGGTGCTGTATTGCCTACGGAAGCTGCGCCACCGATTAGCGCATAGGCTGGCTCGTACCACTCTAGTTCCTTCTCTACATCGCCGATCTGTAAGTGCCATAGTTGGGCTTCTGGCTTGATTACAAAGCAATCTGGGTGTACTTGAGATGCGAATAAGTATCGTTTAGCCTTGTCGATTAGTGTGGATGTTTCCCTTCGAGCATCTAGGATAATTTGATAGTCTGGCAGAATACCTCGATCATTTAAGAACTTGGCTGCACCGTTGAGCGCGAATATAGTACCACCACCCAGCTTTAATTGTCTTATGCTTTCTACGGTATCTGCTAATGATGGCCCACTCCCGACGATAATTGCCATTCCATCATGTTCTGGTAAGAGTTTAACCCAATCGCCACGATTGCGAGAGTTAACCTTAATATGTGTGTACAGGTCATCATCTGATGTATTGCACACAACGTGAATAGGTAAAACAAGAGGCATAGTAGCCTCTTGATTTTGGAACTTAACGCGCAAACTAGCGTGTGGTTGTGGCATTTATACTCCTATTGATGAACTCAAAAACCCCCCATTACTGAGGGGCTTAAAACTACACCAACTTAGGTGATACGACCTTGTTTAGT